ATATTTCAGCCATACACCAAGCTATACCTTTTTCAAGTTCTTTATTTGTTTTCTTTTTTCTTTTCTTCATTGTCTATTATTTGTTTTTCCCAAGCTTTTCGTTGAGCAGGAGTTGGTCTTCTTGCAGGTAATGGCTCTACACCCGCTTTCTTGGCTCTTTCGTTCCATTTATACCATTCTCTGCGTTTTCGCTTCCTTTCCTCTATTTTCTTGGCTGATTGTATTTTCTTTTTCTCTTTTACTACTCTTTTACGTTGATCTTCAACTTTTCTCTCAGGCAAGTCTACGCTTATATCAGGAATTGAATCAACTATTTCCTCTACCTCCGCATCTACGACTTCAAATTCAGCCTTTTCTGATTTCAAGAACTTCTCGTAAGGGCTATCAATAGTCACATTAACATTCTTAACCAACTTACCACTATGCTCTAATATTAATCTACCCGCTTGTACATTACCCGCTTTAGCCTCCCTAATCATCGCTTGTAATACAGCAGGCAACTCTCCACCGAACTTTATCATATATCTCTCATATATAGCGTCTACAAACTTAGGGTTCTTTCTCCAAATATATATAAGATTCCTAGACACACCTAATTCCTTAGCTACATCTTCTGCTGTAACATCAGGTTGTAATGCGTACATTTCTATTGCTTTTTGAACGTCTGGTCTTTTTAGTAGGTCGGACATATTATAACTTCGCTTTTAAATACTGCTCAATCCACCAGCAACGCCCGTTTCCGCACGCTTCTGCGATAGCAGCTTGTCTCTTTTTCCACTTTCTGTAGGATCTAGTTCCATTCTCTACCTTTGCCCCCTCCCTATGATAGGCTAAAGGTTTTTTCATACTCGTAATATATGACGCTTGAACTTCTTATGCAAATTTTTTCTGTACTTAGGTTTTACATTTTATGGGGAATGGTAACCCTATAAGCCGTGAGCCTCTTATCCGCCCTATACCCCCTTAAAACGCTTTAAGAAGGGTTAAGTATGGATAGGAATTTTTACAGCCTTAAACAGCTTACTGTAGTTTTTATCTTGCATATGTGAGAGGGATTTTGTGGTTAAACAGATATTTTGTATAGTTTTAACAATTACAAATTGATTTAAAATAATGTGTCTTACTCTATATGTTACTCTATACTATAAGTTGTTAGGGGTTAGGCTTTTTTTCTTGGTTAGGCTTGGTTTTTGGTTGTTCAATATGAATCTTTGTTCTAGTGTCTTAGTCTATAAGATTTGTTAGTGGTTTGGCTGAAAATCTTAGAAATATATAAACTTTTTTCTCTTCGGTATTGATACCATATTAACCAAATATGAAAGAAAATAGTTGCATAGTTCTTTAATGGTATGTAATTTAGTGTAGCAATCAAGTATGATTGTAAATGAGTTAGGAAACAAAAATAAAAAAGTGAGAGTAAATATGAAGTTAAAAGATTTTCTTATAGATAGTTTTAGTGGTAGCTATACTTATAGACTAGATAATACATATTATAATTTATATAATTATTATAATAAATATTGGGTGGTATATGAAACCAAAGAAACAGAAAATGGTGTGCCTTATAATTTTATGGTTGTAGATACTTGTAGCACATTAAAAGAATGTAAAGAAATTTTAAAAACAATAATTAATAAAATAAACAAAAACAAAAAAAGTGAGAGATAAATATGAAACAAGAACAAGCCGTAATTGAATATTTTATTCAGAATAATAATGAAGCTATGCACTATGCTGATATAGCCGAAGCATTAAATATTATCGTTCATAATATGAGAAGGATACTTGGACAAGGTGAAAAGAAAGCTATATTTATCAGAGTATCGGCAGGAACTTATAAATTTAACAATAAATAAAAGGAGTTAAGAAAATGAATAAAGAACAATTAGAAAAAACAAAAGAACAGCTCGAAAATATTGGATATTATGAAGGTGATTGGAAAATAGAGGAAAACGTGAAGCATAATGGTTTTGATTGGGTTTGGGAGGACAGTATATATATTAATGATTATATTAAAAACGATTACGAGAGAAATTGCGATAGATTAGCAGGAACTCAAATTATTGGTTTAGGTTTAGGATATTATATAATATAATTCAT